TCCAACTGGTCAACAAGGACAAACTGGAAATACCGGCCCAACAGGTCCAACTGGTCAACAAGGACAAACTGGAAATACCGGCCCAACAGGTCCAACTGGTCAACAAGGACAAACTGGAAATACTGGTAGCACGGGTCAAACAGGTCCAAAAGGCTCAACAGGTATTTACGGATCAACAACATTTACAATGACCCAACCCACTTATCAGACAACAAGCACATCGGCTACTATATTATCATCAAATAGTGTATTAATACACGAAGGTACAGCAGATGCTGTTCAGTCAATTGAATTATTAAATACAGCTACAAGTGGGCTTGTAATACAATGTAGATTGCCTCTTGTAAATAATTTAAGCTTTCAAAATACATTATATGTAGGTGGTAGCTATTTTTGGGGACAAATTACAAATACCAATCAAATAAGTTTTTATTATTCACAGACAGCTCAGAACTATATACAAGTAGGAACAACCTACTCTTACACAACTGGCGATATTTATACTCAATATTATGACACAATTAATGTCTACTATATTATTAACGGTATTGTTCAAGCATCTATACCAATTACATCAAGCTATTTCTATCAAACAGAAGAACTATTTATCGGAGTATTGAAAACAGGAATCAATAATACATATCTAGTTGATTTGATATCTTACTATACAACAGGAGCTTTGGGGCAGACCGGTAATACTGGGTCAACCGGACAAGGTTCAACTGGGCGAACAGGTAGCACAGGACCAACAGGACAACAAGGTAACACCGGGCCAACGGGTAACACAGGTAATACAGGTAATACCGGACCAACTGGTAGCACAGGATCAACAGGTAGAACAGGGCCAACAGGCCAACAAGGACAAACAGGGCCATCTGGTAACACCGGACCAACGGGGCAAACAGGTAATACAGGATCAACTGGCCCAACAGGACAAACAGGGTCAACAGGTAATACCGGACCAACGGGGCAAACGGGAAATACCGGACCAACAGGCCAACAAGGACAAACAGGGCCATCTGGTAACACCGGACCAACTGGTAACACAGGACCAACAGGTAGAACAGGGCCAACAGGCCAAACAGGTAGCACGGGACCAACAGGCCAACAAGGACAAACAGGTAACACTGGGTCTACTGGACCACCGGGAACATCGTCAAATACAGGCGCAACTGGTAGAACAGGTCCAACGGGTCCCCAAGGAAATGGACCTACTGGCGCAACTGGTCCAACAAGTAGTACAGGAACAACCGGGGCTACTGGAACTACTGGTTCAACTGGCCCATTTGGCCCTACTGGAATAAACGGGCCAACAGGCCCACAAGGAGTTGCTACTAACACAGGCGCAACAGGTCCAGCAGGTTCAAATGGATTTTATGGAATTGGCCCGACTGGCCCAACCGCGACATTAATAAGTGGCATGAACTATACTATTAATTTAAATGACGCCACCAATAATGTATTTTTTATAAATGGAGCAGTTGCCCCCTTTAATATGGATCATAATTTTCTTGAAATGGACAACTATATAAACGGAAAAATAGTAACACTGGTGTTTAATACAACGTCTGGAACAAAATTGACATTTGTGAATAAGAGCCCCGGCGCCAATCAAGGTTTTTATTTGACCAATAATGCAAATTTCATGCTTACAAAACAGGCAGCCATTACGTTTGTTTATTCTTCTTCTGTTGGCTTTTGGATTCAAATCGGAAACACATAAATTTTTATTTTATTTCTAAAAATAAAATGGTGTGCACAGTTTCATGCAGTATTGCTACTGTATTTTTAATTGGCATGTTTTATATGTCATTCGCCGTAGACAAGTGCTCGATGTACGACAAATTTATGGCAACTCTATCTGCCGAACAACAAAAAAAATATAAAAAAATTGTTTCAGAACGACGCTCCATTTACATGGCCGGATACCTGCTCGGTTTCATTCTGTCTGCCGTATACATTCTTGTGTTTGCCAAAGAATACTCGCAAATGCTGCTTTGTACAATCGCCGCAATCACGTTCTTTACCGCTTACTTTTTCTACATCCTCTATCCAAAAAGCGAGCTGATGATTCTTGATTTGGACGAAAAAACACAGAGAAAAGAATGGATCGCTATATACAAAAATATGCAATATCACTACCACTTCGGCATAGTACTCGGAATTTTAGCAGTCGTATTCTACGCAAAAGGCGTCTGTAAAATGGCGTAATCATATTTTATATTTTTTAGAAATATAAACTTATTTAGTCTTGCGTTCTTGTTTGAGATCTTTTTCATTTTTACGTTTTTTGTCGTCCTTTGGCTTGTCGTCCTTTGGCTCGTCATCCCGCTTCTCGATTTTTTCCTCGATTTTTCGGTTCTTGGGCGTATCGTCCTTTCGTTCGTCATCCCGCTTCTCGATTTTTTCCTCGATTTTTCGGTTCTTGGGCGTATCGTCCTTTCGTTCGTCATCCCGCTTCTCGATTTTTTCCTCAATTTTTCGTTCATTCTTCTTGGGCTTGTCGTCCTTTCGGTCGTCGTCGCGCTTCTCGATTTTTTCCTCAATTTTTCGTTCATTCTTCTTGGGCTTGTCGCCCTTTCGTTCATCATCCTTCTCAATTTTTTCCTCAATTTTCCGGGTCTTAGGTTCTTCGTCGCGCTTCTCGATTTTTTCCTCAATTTTCCGGTTACTGGGATTGTCATTTCGCTCATTCTTTCGGTCGTTTCTCTTTGGTTTTTTTAATTCAGAATCTATAGACGACCGTGATTCTGCGTCCGAATGATCTGAATGATCCGAATGATCTGAATGATCCGAATGATCCGAATGATCGGAATGAGAATGCGACGAGTCAGAATGTGACAAAAAATCGCTATCACACGGGTCCTCGTTCGTGATATACTGGTCAATGTCGCCCATCCCAATTTTCTCATTTACCTTCTCGATTCGCGTCTCGTTGCTGTCGCGTTTAGAAAATTTAAAATCGATCTTATCCAATTTACCGTCGAACTTGCGATGAAACATATGAGCATTTACGTCAATCTTGCACATCTCACGCGCCGTTTGCTCCGACACGAGACGGTTTAATTCAAGATCAAATGTACTGAGATCGTCCAGAATGTAAAATTCGGCCTTTTTAATCTGTTCGTCTAGATGAAATAACGCCTCTTCGTTACCTTCGAAACGAATAAAGTTATACCACGATTCGTATTCGCCGCCGTTTGTTTCCATCAAAATTGCATATCTATGCGAAATATCCATTTTACTTTTACTTTATTGTGTTTTTTTAAACTTGTATTCTTATTTTTAGAAGTTTATGGATAAGCATCATTTATCGTTGTACCAGGTGCGTGAATTACGAAAAAAGTACGATTTGAAAACAAAATAATACAAATTATAAATGTCATACGCGTCAAAACCTCCAAAAGTTCCTAATAAACGTAATTCCTATTCTACGTTACAAGTAGGACGGTTTACGATCGTAAACCTATCGTGTATACGACCTCTAAAAAAATCAAGTCTTCCACCGCATGCGTATTTTTCAAAGAAACCGGAGTGTAATATTCCTGTTAATCGAGACTTCAATGACTTATTTGATTACTTTATCAATCAAGACTTCGATGATTTATATTCATAATTTTATATGACATAAAATTATATTCTTTATTTTTTACACATTTTACACATTTTACACATTTTACACATTATAGTGTCATAAACCCCATTCTCAGTTTATCAGACAAAAAAGCCATTTCCGTATCAGACACTGTCAACGGCGGACAAATTCGCACCACACTGTTATTAGCCTCCCGCGTTACTATACCATGACTGGTAAGATGTTGTACAACATCCCACGGATTTAATAGCTGTGCCACCTCAATACCCCACAACATCCCCTTTCCTCTAACGTTCTTAATATGCTGCGGAAACTGTCTACCGAGATCGGTCAGCATCGACTTGATTTCCGCCTCACGCTTCACCACTTTTTCCATCATATCGGTGTCGTGTAGTAGGCGCACCGATTCCAATGCCATTCGTGCGCCTAACGGAAACCCTCCGAACGTACTGCTATGTTCTCCTGCCAAAAATAAATCGGCAACATCCGATCTTGCCATACAAACCGAGAAGGGCAAGAAACCTCCGCCTAGTGACTTACCAAGCAGGATCATATCGGACCGAACATCATAGGATTCGGTACACAGGGCTTTCCCCGTTCTTCCCATCCCGGTCTGGATCTCGTCGGCTATAAGTAGCACGTTGTGGTCGTCACACAGTTTTCTAACCTTTTTGAAATAATCGCTGGACGGGATATTGATCCCGCCTTCGCCTTGGACCGGTTCAAGAAACACGGCTGCGATTGTATCGCCTTGTGATGCCAGCAATGCGCGAAGCGCCTCTTCGTTGTTATAGGGGACTTTGAGAAATCCGGGAGTCGATGGATAGAAGTGTTTTTGGTACTCGTAGTCGGATGTTGAAATCGCGGAAATGGTTCGACCCCAGTAATTGCCATTTGCAAATACGATTTTGGCCTGTCCGTCTGGAATTTTTTTGCGCATGTATCCCCATTTTCGAGCAAGTTTTACGGCGGTTTCTCCGGCTTCAACGCCGCTATTCATTGGTATAGATTTCAGTTGGGATGTCTGAATGGAGCGGTGGTAGTTTTGATGAAGCGTATCGCACAATTCGATAAGCACGTCGGATGTAGAGGTTCGGCTGAATACAGACAATTTCTTGCTTTGCTGTATAAATTTTTTGTAAAGGCGCGGATGGCAGTGTCCGAAATTGGCACTTGAATAGCTGGAAAATGCGTCTAAATACGTTTTTCCAGTAGTGTCCCACAACCATGAGCCTTTTGCCTTTTCGATAATAAACTGAAAAGATTTTGAGTTTCGACTTAATGCATACATTTTGTCATAACTTTGTTTATTATAGGTATTATTTTTAAGTTTTTATTGAATTCGTAAAAAATTCGTAAAAAAATGAAGTCGCCTTGCCACCTCCGTGGATTCTGGGTGTAGGGCGCGAAGTGCAGGGATATTATTACCCTTTCGGGTGATAATATTTAGTCGGGTTCTCTTCTTTCAATTTTTAGTCGGGTTTTCATTCGTCATTTACAATATTTACACAGCCACAGCCTCCTTACTGACACGCTAGTCGCTCTCGTTCCTCGTTGCACACGCACGGCGCGTCAAGAATCTCGCCATCCTTGCACCAACCGCACGAGTACACATCCGAGTAGTACTCGCAATTGTACTCCTCATCCTCCTCTGCATCCTCCGAGTACGACGAGTGACGGTCGTAATGTTCACAGCACGAACACATATCGATCGTTCCGCCGCACTCCTTGCACTTTCCGCCAGCTTGTTTGCGCCGCCAAACGCTGAACTCGCCCATATCCGCCTTTCCACCGCACTCTTTCATATAAAGGACCACCATCCATTTATCAACCAGCCCGGAAAATTCATCATTCTCAGCTTTCGTCAACGCACCCGCCTTTCCATTCCAAAAGTACATCCGAGCAAGCTCGGAAAGTCTTTCGTCCTTGCACATCTCATCCGCCAATGTGAGAGTCATGCACGCGTCCAGGAAATCAGAGTACATCGAGAAAGGTTGAGAATTCGCAGAATTCACACAGGCAATTTTTTCTCTGTATTTTTCCGTGAAAAATCAATTTTATTTTGGCGTGACTACACGGCTTTTGTTGGGTGACGCCCGCGACGGCATAATTTTTATTTTAGGTATAAAAAATTGATTTCTATAAAAGATGTTTCTCTCTAATGTCGCAACATTCAACTCTGGGTCATCCACTCGCGGCCAGAAACTTATCGCACAATGGGTAAACTCGCTCGCCGCTTCGCCGCTTGCCTTATTGAACACCGATAACAATCCCAAAATATACGAACCATCGTCGACCAAAGGCTCCATGCGCCCCTCAAAAGTATGGAAAAACTTTCATCCCGCTGTTCCCTACCCGCACGGAACATTCGTCGCACTAGAAAGACGTGATAATCTTGTATACGGCCTCACCTATATCGTCGACGAAATTCATCCCATTGAAGCCTACCCCGTTGTATGGCAATGGGTGCCTACCGTGTGTAAAATACGTAAATAAAATTGATTTTTCAAACTTTTTAAACCTAAAAATATAGACAGAATGCCAATCACCATTTCACTCAAAAGCCTTGCAGGCGATCTCGTTCAGGTCGAAATCGAGTCCGAATCCGGCTCGACGTGTGTTCGAGCCCTTCGAGAGAAGGCTGCACACCTCTTTGGACTTGCGAAGTGCACTCATGTTCGCCCGGCAGAGTTCGACATGAGTCTAGACGAGAGTCAAAAATGGAAAATCATCGGAAGCTGTCCGCAGTGTACTCTTCATCCAGCCAACATTGGACTCATTCGACAAACGGAAAAATGGGAACGTCTTGGCAACTCTCACTGCCTCGTCGACGGCGAAGAAGTCAGCTACATCATCCGAAAACGGCCAGACACAGGTCTCACCAACGAGTACTCGCCAAATCGAATGGTATGGTCGCGTCTGTACAACATTCCCGAAATCAACTCCGAAAATGTAGAGTACCAGTTACGTAGGTTGAAGATGCATCGCGTCTTCTTTTCATTCACAAACGGAAAGTTTCACAACGTCGAATGCTCCTTGTGGCGAAAATACGTAGATGGAGAGTTTGACACGTTGGAGGAGCTCCTTCATGCCATCAACCAAAGCCCTACATTGCGCTACAAATTTTCGGAAGAGAACATTGCCGACACTGTTCACTTGTGGGACGTCAACGGTCAATAGGGACGATAGGCGTAAAAGGTACGATAGGCGTGTCAAAACGGAAATACGGGCTATATTTCTACAAAGTTGCCCTTTGTAGAAAGAGTTTATTTTGTCAGATTGCAGTTGTTGAATATTTTGAATATTTTGAATATTTTGAATATTTTGAATATTGATATTATTAACTGAAAGGGTAATAATATTTAGTCGGGTTTTCTTCTTTCAATTTTTAGTCGGGTTTTCGTTGTTACACTATTTACATATTTACACCGGGTTTGTACATCCTTACAAACCCTCCTCGGCGTTCACGTACTCACAAGATTCGCAGACGTACTCCTCGTCCTCGCGTATCTGGTCATCCTGGTATATCTGGTCACAGCGTGTACACAGAATATACTTTCCGACAGCCTTTTTCCACTTTTCATCGAGTTCTTGCTCACGCTCTTCGACACGTGCTCGGCGCACTTTCTCTGAGCATCTGCAAGAATCGGAACCCTTTCTGCACTCATAGCAGAAGTAGTACTCCTCGGCGCTCCGCTCATCTCTCAAACAACTCGCCATCGCCGACATTCCTTCAAGAAAGGACAGTCGCATCAGATGGGAAATTCGTTTTTTCTTGCACACGTCACTCTCATCCGCCAATATGAGAGTCATGCACTCGTCGAGAAAAGCAAATCGCTCCGGAGAAATCTGAGGACGCAGCGACATCAGATTTTGGGGAAAGAATTAGGCAATTTTTTCTGTGTATTTTTCCGTGAAAATCAATTTTATTCCAATTTTTGTCAAAAATGTGTTCTTTGAAACACGGAAAAGAAACGCGAGTCGGCCGAGTCGTAATGAAATGGGATCACGACGAAGACGCGTAGTATGGCTTCGTGGACGTCAACGGCCATGCGTCGGATTTTTACAAAGGTACACTTTGTAAAAATGTAGTCAAACACTTATTTATTTTTGTTTTTTCTAACGCTATTCTTAGGCGTATTCTTCTTACGTGTGTTGCTTTTACGAACACGGCTTTTTCTTACACTTTTCTTACGTGTATTAACGCTTTTACGAACACGGATTTTTCTTACGCTTTTTCTAACGGATTTCTTACGTATATTAGAGCGTTTGCTACCCCGGCCTTTTCTTACGGTCATTTTAAACATATCTCTATCAGCTATTTCATCAGTTATTTCAGTCATTTCAATTACATTAATAGGTGATACAAACGTCGCTGAATTTGCGATTCGTTCACGATCGAGAAATAGTTTGTCGACAGATTTATCTAAAATACTGTCGTTAGTACCTAATACAGACAACCGAACATACCCTATGCTAATTCGATTAATTATAAATTTTGTTTGTTTGGTAATTAATACTTCATCTTGTTCCGGGTAATATGAAAATGGTTGTATTACAATTCCCTTGGTTGTTTTTGCAATATAAATTGAACTTTTTAGTGTTTTTCTGTAATCGTTATAAAACTCAACAAATTTATGACTCTGCAAAAATTGTCCTAATTTTTGGCCAGTTTTTTCCTTAAAATACGTTAAAAAATGTCTAAATCCCTCATCTTTACCGCTATTTTCCTCATTATATGATACGATAAAATCCAATATAAATTTTCTAAATTCTTCGTTATCTAATTTTTTTACAAATTCTTTTAGGATTTCAAATACAGTATACGAATTCTGAGCTAAAATGCCCAGCATCAGAATTTCGTCGTTCGACCACACGAGGTCGGGTTCAGTAATCGACCTAGCCTTATTAGTTAATTCTTGTCCGAATGTACCGATAAAAGGATAATTATTAGAATATGTAAATGACGTAAAATAACGCATAAATGAAATGATGTCTCCTTGTTGTATATTTGGATCGCCTTCCGATCTATTATGAATTTTTATATCATATCGACTACCGCGACGAGAATCCGACGGACGGGGAAATAGATTTGTCATGGTTTGCTGATGCGAACGAACGTGATACAGTAATGCCGGTGTTTTATCTATTTTCAAATATCGAGTATAGTAGTTAATAAAACCTTGATCGTTACTGCTAAGAACAATTTCGTCTTTAAGATTACTGTCCCAATTTCCCTTTGAGTAACCAAGAGCAAGTAGTTTAAAGTTGTCGTCGTCATTGAAATTTTTGGTTGCATTTTCGACGTCTTCTTGTGTCAAAGATGGAATATACATAGATTGTAAATCATATACATATGTATTTTGATTCATTTATTTATTATATAATAAATAAATGAATCAAAATGAAATAGAATTATCATGCGTGTTAAAAAATAACAAAAAAATACATAGATTTGCACAAGACGTATTGTGGCTGTGTATCAAGAAAACTCTTGATTGTGGTAAAACAAAGAAAGAATTATTACCATTTTTACAGGAAACGTATATAACAACAACCAGCGATACAGATCATCCAAGAACAGATATCCAACAATTGAAAAAGGCAGGCCTGGGTAAGAAAGACTCCATCGATATTATCAATTGTGTTGTTAATAACGACAAAACTAGATATCGAACTATTCTAAATACAAAAAAATTTTACAAGATTATGGGGGCATTTTATTCATGGACAGATCGTAGACTTGAAACAAACCAGCAATTTATTCGATGTTGTGTCGAAAATGATCCAAACTTAAAAAAAATATTATTCGAACGTATCAGAGAAATTTTTCATTTACCAAAAAATATTTCATCTGATAAAATCGATGAAATACTAAATAAAAGCGTAAATTCAAATACCTATTATAGTACGATTATAGACACGCCAAATCCTCAACATGTTATCCGAAGAAATTTAACACGGAATAAATCACACGGTATCACGTCTGTTAACCCTAAAAAAAATAATGATTGTCACAAAGATGTTACACGAAATAGAAAAGCGGAAGTTGTATTGGCAAATTCTTATTATGATATCAACAATACATTTTTTCATAATATATCAAATCTGTATAATAGACCAACAATGTCAGGTCCATCAGGGTCGATTGTTATCGCACACGATTTGATATTTAATTTATTAGGCATAGAAAATAACAGAAAAAATAGAATTCTACTTTTATGCTGTTCAATTGCCGATTATGTTCCTTATCATCATAGTGTTACAGAAATCCTTATAGCCTATTCAAACTACATAAAAGTGAAATATACAATCGACAAGGATCCCGTAGAATTTGTAAAATCTCTGTGTAAACACGTTTTATAAGATATTTTATTATAATATCTTATTCACAAACAACTCAACCTCACCTTTGAGGAAAGGGAGATGCACCATATTAGGCAATTCTTTTCGCGTATCATCATCGAGAAAGCGTGTTCCGCACACCGCGCCAGCAACACACGCATTGGTATCAGCGTCATGGCCAAACCGCGTTAGCTGCTGAATCATTTCGTTAAACGTCATTTTTTTTTCGCTGACTTGGCGAACCGCCCAGATCGCACAGATAAACGTTTTGTACGTAGAATAGATCTTACGATTGTAATCGTAAACATCTTTAATCAATTTGTCCATCGGTGTTCCATATACGTATCGATACAATCGTTTTTTAATATATTTAGAGTCGAAATGTTGAATTGATATGACATACGACTGCCGAATACACGTTTCCACATCGGAATCGGTATAAATAAGAAAGTGAATAAGAAGGCTGATCATTAACGCCGTCACTCTCGACTCGGGCGAATAATGTGTAATTTTACACGCCTTCATCGAGCTTGTAATAACGTCATCGACATTTGGCAAACAACCAAAGATACTGGTTCTCATCAGACCCCCGTTTGCCTGCCCGTTTTTATGCGACAGTTTCCACCATATTTTTGCAGATTTTACAGGATTCATTAAAAAATATTTATCGTTAATCACATTTCGACACACTTTCCCTACGCCCGACCCTGCCTTGTCTCCTAGTTCGGGAAACCCTTTCACGTACCAATTCCGCATTTTAGCCGCCAAAGTTCTATCACATACTTTACCGTTATTTTCGACTAGATCACGCATGCACAATATAGTCATATCAGTGTCATCGGTCCAATCACCCTTTTCCCACGCAGACCGGTGGAAATCTTGGACGATCCGATCATGTGTGATTTTTTCACTTCCGTATTTTTGATCGACTTGCTCGCTTGTCATAAATTCGGTTGCTAGGCCGATAGAATCGCCGTACGCCTGCCCTACAATACAGTTCTCAATTGCCTGTTTAATATTCATTTCAGGTACTTTTATTTTATAGACCAATGAATCACGGAATAATCAATTTTACTTGGCTAAGCATGGTGCGATTAAAAAACACAAATTGGAAAATATAAAATATATTTTTATATAAATGAGTTACCGAATTCGCCACGCACGCGATATCGTACCATACATTCCCAATATTATCACCGTCCAGAATTTAGCAGGAGACATTATGACTCTTGGTACGGACCCCAATGATACAGTTCTTCATCTAAAAAAATTTATTGCCAACGAAAACAACGTTTCGCCTTATCTCGTTAAACTTATGAAAATTGATGATCGCAATGGCATGGAACTATCAAACAACGATCAAGTTATTAGTACGGATTTGGAGTTGTTTCTATTCATTAACGACCCAGACCCTCTATTTCTATTTACACCTGATGTTATGAATAAATACAATCTTTTTAATTCTAACATACCAAAGGATACGTTAAGTAAAAATCCAAACATTACACCCGATTTTATAGAGTCCACATTAGGCAATCCTGCCTATAAATGGAATTGGCATGAGTTGAGTATGAATCCAAACATCACGCCCGATTTTGTAAGTCGCAATATAGACAGAGATTGGGATTGGGAAAGTTTAAGCTCAAATCCAGGAATTACACTAGATTTTATAGAGTCCACATTAGACGATCATGACTATAACTGGCATTGGGAGGATTTGAGTATGAATCCAAACATCACGCCCGATTTTGTAAGTGCCTATATAGACAGACGTTGGGATTGGAGTAGTTTAAGCGCAAATCCAGGAATCACACCAGACTTTATAGAGTTCACATTAGACAACCCTGACTATCAATGGGACTGGTACCATTTAGGTAGAAATCCAAACATCACGCCCGATTTTGTAAGTCGCAATATAGACAGAGACTGGAATTGGGATCATTTAAGCGAAAATCCAGGAATCACACTAGATTTTATAAATTCCAGATTAGACGATCCTCAATGGAATTGGCGTATGTTGAGTATGAATCCAAACATTACCCCCGATTTTGTAAGTCGCAATATAGACAGAGACTGGAATTGGCCGAGTTTAAGCGAAAATCCAGGAATTACACTAGATTTTATAGAGTCCACATTAGACGATCATGACTATAAATGGAATTGGCGTATGTTGAGTATGAATCCAAACATTACCCCCGATTTTGTAAGTCGCAATATAGACAGAGATTGGTTTTGGCCGAGTTTAAGCGAAAATCCAGGAATCACACCAGACTTTGTGAGAGAAACACTAAATAATCCTAAGTACAGATGGAATTGGTATTATTTAAGTCTGAACCCAAGTATGTATTAAATACCGCGTCGATCGCGGTTTTCAAAAAAGTCCGGATTCTGTTTCTATTCTATTATTAATTTCTAAAAATTTTATAGATATAGAATTAGAAAAAATACAAACGCCATAAAAATCGCATCGCCGCGTTTTTTCTAAAATTCAATTTCTCAAAAAAAAATCAAATCAACACACACACAATCAAAATAAATTGTGTGTGTGTGTGTCTCATTTTATTTTGTATATTTCTATAATACAAAAATATACAAAATTCGTCACGTCGTCAACGACGACACCTTCGATCTAAACACCGTGTTGTTCCTGTTTAGACTCGCATACTCACTTACCTTATTGCTAAACACCTCTGCGCGCTTAGAGTTTAGATCGTCGTCATCTGTATTCCACCCTTTACCGGCTTCTTCCAGGCCGATCTTTATTACCTCCCCTTTCAGCAACGACTGGATCAGTTTCTCCGCTTTCATGTCACGTATTATTTCCCCCTTCTCGTCCTCGAACTCAAACATCTGGCGACTCGGATCGACACACCGATAGATCAGATTGCCCGCCTGGTTTTTCAACATCTTGTCCACCACAAAAGCGGCCAATCCGGCTTGTCCGGCGTAAACTACGTTGTAGTCAAGATGTTCGGTAAGGACGCTCTTCACGTGCTCCTTTGATAGGTTGAGGACGTTATTATTGGTTGTGGTGACAGTAATGTTATTCGTCGTGTTGTTTGTTACCGGCGTTTGCGCGGCAGACGATGCCTTTATGGCTTTCGCCTCGATCGATAGTGTTGTAGCCGCGGCCATATTGGTCACCGCGTTCTCGAACTTCTCCAACTTGGCTTCAAGTTTGGCGATGTACTCGTTCTTCTCTTTTAGGATGGCTTCGTGGTGAGTCTCTTTCTCTTGTAGTTTGTCTTTGATTGTTTCGATATCTTTTAAGAAATTTAGTTCTTTTTCTTTTATTTTCTCAGTGTAATAGTCGTCCTTCTTTTGTAGGGTGTCTTTTTCATGTCTTCTAATTTTAAAAATTTCACTTTCAAGTTTTTTAATGGTTTTTGATGTTTCTGTTTCTTTTTGAGATTGAATTGTTTTTTCTTTCTCTTTGCATGACCGAATGTGAGTTTCAAGTGTCTGTGATTGTGTGTAAATTTTGTTACAATATTCACATTTATAGCCTTCGGTTGATTTCCCTTGTATTTCTAGGCAGTATTTTGTAGTCTTCTGGTGAGTTGTCAAATTGCTTTTTGATATAAACGTTTTTTGACAAAATTCGCATTCCATTCTTATTTATGTAATGTCTTTTATTTAAGAAGAGAATAAAAAATTGTATCAAAATTGTATTATTTTTGATACAATTTTGATACAATTTAATACAATGCATATAAAGTATTTATACAATTGTATAAATAGTGATATGTTTGAAGGCTGTTACTTCTTTGATGATTATTTTAGTAAACTTCTTACAAAGAAGTTGTAAAGTCAACCGAGGAAGCTGACACATTCATCGATAGTCCCGGTAAAGAATGAATAAAATATTATAAAAATTGCAAATCGTTGCCCAATCAATGTATAATAAAATTGATTTTTAAAATTTTACAAATAGATAATAAAAAATAGCAATGAATATGAACTCGCCTACTACTTCCGATTCATCGCCGCCTACTCCACCGACTACTCCCGTAGTTGCTCCTATCGTTACTCCGGCAGATGTTGTCCCATCCGAAGTTTACGTCGATATTCCTGTAAACGAAGATGCCAATGTCCCGGTAAATGTCCCTGTCTCAAAAGTCGCTCCCCAGGAAGATGAATGCACACGACGCTGTTTAGGGTGTTGCCAATGCCTTGCGGGATGTATTGGATGCCCCCTGATCTCTGCCGCAAGCCTCATAACAGGTGTATTTCTGACCGTAAAGGCCTGTTTGTGTCTGAAATGTATGTCCGATGAGTTCTTACAAGAGCGCGAAGCGGTGTGCACGTGCTTTGGATTTGGAACGGGTTGTGCGGTATCAACGGTGTTGGTTGTCGCCGGTTATGCCAATTTGACTTTATCCCAACCTCATACCCCTCGTCAGACTCTTGCATACATGTCCGATATGACTCGCTGAACTGAAAATATAAAAAAAATATTTTTATATTTTTAATATAAAAATGCTTAGCAACAAACAGATGATCATGGCATGCAGCGCATCTGTATTCCTTCTAGTTTGTGTAATGTTTTATGCATCAAAACGTGTAGGTGATTCATCTATTCCTGACAGTAACTCGTGTGATAATACAGCATCCAATAAGGCTGTTCTGGCTGCTTTTAATGCAGGTAGTCTTAAAGACGGAACAGAATGCGATGTATGGGACGGTAGCAGCTGCCGACATGGAAAGACGACTGGTATTGCTTGTATAGCAGACGGGTCTAAACTAGTTCAGGGTCTATTGGCAATTACAGCCATTATGGTTCTAGTAACTCTTTTTTATGCTTATAAGTTTTTTACAGAAGTAAAAACAGAATAAAAATATTTATAAATATTTATAAATATTGATCGATTATATTACCCACCCACTTGCTATTGCATTCCGAATCATCACCAATCCATTGTTGAGATGTTGAACGACATCTCCGTATACGTCATCGACCATTACGGTATTAAATAATAAGGCGTAAAACTCGTCCTCGTTCATGACTACTAATTCTTTGACTTCTTTCGTTTCTCTAAACGTAGATAAGATGCTTTTATCAACGGGAAGAATAATCATCGTTTCCATTCGTAGTTTTCGGCCTTTCTCTTCTGTTTCAATGTTTTCATTGTTGTAAATGATCATTCTATTTTCTTTATCTCCCATATCTCCCATCTTTCGCAGCAGTTCGTCGGACCATTGAGGAACTTCTTGTACCAATTCGCTTACTAATCCTTCATAGGGAGTTGATTTTGCCTTTACTCCTCCTCCAAAATCGCTATAAAGTTTCCGATTGGAAATGTTTAAGATGTAATGTCGCACCCCGTCTTCGTTATAGTAAAGAAGAACGCCGACTCGTCCTCCATATCCTTTTGGAATTTGTTTGAATTGCCGCCATGTTAGAGAGCGGTTTATGACATTGCCGATTGCATTAAAATATCCGACATCAGGAATAATCGATTTTGATAAGGGAGAAATTGGTGAAAATGCCCGCGCAGACGCTTTCAACTTACTCATATTTTATATATATAAAATAAACATTTCTAATGAAACATAAACTTAAAGAAATTGGTGCCGAATAAATGAGTGGTTTAGACGCATTCTTAGATTGTGCAGCATTTATTTTGTCGTGTGTAGATTGTATGAAAACTACCGATTCAAGTGATTATAAAAAGTTGGATAATTTTTCGAACGATAAGGTGGTAAAAAGTGATGGATAACTAAAATTTAAATTTATAAAAAAAAAATAATAATAATAAAATGACCCGGCCTTATCAAATATACAGACCTGGTAAAGAAGATCCTAAAAACTTTCCTGCCGCACATGTTTCACGTTATTTTGATCTTAAACTGGTGAGCGGCGACATGATAAAGATTGGAACAGATGACGGAGACACTGTTAATCTTTTGAAAAAATTTATTTATACAAAAATAATGCCTGGTATCATAGACAGTCCATCCCAAATTCATCTGACTGTTATGAACAGCGATGGTGAATTTCGAGAATTAAGCGATACCGAGTATTTAGACAAATTAGATTTAGAAGACAACACAATTAATGTCGTTATCCAAGATTCTTTGCTAAAAGACTATGTTTCCGGATTATACTCACGATATTTTCTCAAGATTAAATATTCTAAGGAAGATTGGGATACGGTATTTGAAATATCGAGAACAAAATCGATACAAAATAAAGAAAACATGACGAATGAAGATATGATGTGGGATTTTTTTAATGCAGCAGAGACGTGTGAATACTGGAATGAAAAAGGTATATGGGAACAACAAAACAAACAATACTATATTGTTACTATCAAACGTTTGGCCGACGCAGGGTACCTACCGGCGTTGAATTATCTTGGGCATGAGTACTTTCTGCAAGATAAATTTACAGAAGGCATAGCCGCTTATCAAAAAGCGTCTGACCGGGGATATGCACAGTCTCAAACTATGATGGGTCATTTATTCTTACAGGGTCGAGGAGTTATTCAAGATAAAGAACGAGCTTTTAATTTGTTTAGACAAGCGGCCGAACAAGGCGATCCGGCTGCCCAGACCGAATTGGCGCTTTGTTACGATCTTGGGAGAGGAGTCGATGTAGATCAAATCGAGGCTACAAAGTGGTATAAACTTGCGTCTGATCAAGGGCTTCCGGACGCTCAATACTATTTGGGTATCAATTATTCGAGAGGTGAAGGAGGGTTAGAGAAGAACGAACAAGCTGCAATCGACCTATTCGTACTTGCTGCGAAGAACTACCATACGAATGCGCGAAAGGCTCTTCAAAGACGCGGTTATAGTCAGTATACATTGGAATAGATAAAAATGAAGATTATAATTATAATTATCTTAATAATTATAATATGCACACATACAAGACAAGTCTTTACAGGCGCCAAAAGGTCTGCAACGAGGCTATTAAGAATATTAAGAATATTAAGAATGACATTAAGAATATTCGCGATCGTGGGAAAAGGATATGGAATGTCGTTTCTTACTTTGGTGCGGTTTACAATATGTCTGTTTCGCAACAAGTAGATCTTGCAACTGAGTGTGTGATTTATTCATACGAAAAAGAAAATATCGAGTTCTCTCAGTCATACGAAGAGACTCACCTAATGATCAAACAGACTGTTGATCTCGATGATTTGCATGAGTCAAACGATACATGCCTATGTTTCTAACAAAAATACAATATAACTCTATATTGTATTAACTCATGTACAGCGACCGATTGGTAATGATTCCGCCCAATAACCGATCCTGGTGGCCATCCAACCGATTGTACATCTCGTAGTGCTGCAGCCCCAGCAATACCTTTTTTAATTCGTCCGTGTAAGAAATTACACGCAATACGGCCTTTATAAAGGTACCGATTTGGCCCGTCCCGATATATTGACAAATCTCGTTGATGTCTTTATTGGTTGCCCATAGGTAAATTAACTGGCCTGTATTGTATTGATTATTGGTAGGGGCGTCCGATGCCTTATAATAATCGCAGTTTTGCTCAATCTCGTTCATAATCTCATTGAAGACATTATTGGCGATTTCCAATGGACTTGAAATGCGTAACGGCTCTGTAAAACACCCTAGCCACCCGGCAAATTCTTCAAATGTTGCGTTAAACAGAATATTGTTTGCGACCATGGCGCCTCTAACTAACGGCAAGCCGTCCGATAGACCAGATGCAACCTTCCCGGCCAGTGTTAAGGTATTCGAAATATTTGAAATATTGGAAATATTCGTGTCCGAAATAAATTCGTATTCTTTCAGCCAGTCTAATGACTGAGCCCATTGTGTCTGGATCATCTTTTTGGCGTTTTCAATCTCTTTTTCCATTGCACGTCGTTTAACGGCATGTTTCACGAGGTCGTCATCCAATTTCAACTCTGCAATTTCGCGCTCGTACCCCTTCCTCTGTGAATTGGTCAGCCGAATCATTGTCCCAGGCTCCAATTTCGATCTAATGGTAAGATAGGTATCTAAATTTTCTATGTCGGTAATTGGAATTTTCGCCAACTCGGCCGTAAGAGATAAGATGTACCTTTCTTGTTGATGATGAAGAAGCGTCTTTTCCAGGACATTTTCATCGCCCACGTTTTTCAGTACAAATAGAGGATCGACCGATAGTTGAGATACGGCGGATGGCATTTTCCCGAATAGGAGATGTCGAAATTCCGATTCCGATACACAATCTTTGAGCGGATAATAGATTACGTGCCCTTTATCATCCATTCCACGTCTTCCCGCCCTCCCGCCCATCTGCATAAACTGTTCGGGCCTAAGCGGTACCATATCTTCTCCGCGAGACGGCTTTTCAAGAGATGTAAAAACAACCGATTTGGCGGGCATATTGATTCCAATGGCAAGCGTCTCCGTCGCAAACACGACTTTAATCAATTTCTCAGAGAATAAAATCTCGACATACTCGCGCAAAATCGGAATCATACCGGCGTGGTGATATGCGATACCCTTGTCGATCAAATTCTTAAACGCGTCAAGACCGGGAATGGTGCCATAAGGCCTAATATATTTATTGAATAGGGCGTCTTGTCGATTTCGTATCGTCGTGACATTATATTGGTGTTCCGATTGAATTTCGCCGAACGCAAGTGGATCGTCGTCTTTACCCATAACCGGTGGATGGCCGTACAAGAGATTTTGGCCAAGACAATAGGCTGCCTCCTCGCACTTGGCCTTACTCATTAAGAATATGATAGACGGCAATTTCTGGTCTTTTTCTAGAATCTTGACGATTTTCGTGATGGCCTGTGCAAACGTTCCCTTATTGGGGGTCAACTTTTTGTAGACCGCTGAATCCATGATCTTATTTTCCTGTTTTGTGTTGTAAAGTTCTCTGAATCCCGTCGTGTCATAAAACCCAAAATGCAATGGAACGTGACGATCGTGACGCTGAACGAGCTGGGTGGGACGACGTCGCGACAGCCATTCTTGAAATCGTTCCGGTTCCGACAGAGTTGCAGAAAGGGCGACAATTTGGATAGTGGGCGGGAGAAACATTATGGTTCGTTCCCATACGTGGCCTCTTTCCGTATCGTTAATGTAATGGGCTTCGTCGATGACAAGTACGCTGACATTCGCTAAATCTGGGTCGGCTGACTCATTTGACCCATTCGTATTGCGCAATTTATTGGCCAAAATCTCGCTGGTCATGATCAAAAGTTCGGGGCCGCCGTCGCCGCCTGGTGCCGTTGCTCTCTCCTGGATATCACCTGTAAGAAGAGTGATGCGATTGGGAAACCCGATTCCTGTAAGCCACGATTGGAATTCGGCATATTTTTGGTTGCTTAGCGCCTTTACCGGAGTAGTAAGAATAGCCCGGTGACCCTTGTCGAAGGCGTTCAGAATGATGGCAGTTAGCGCAATTACGGTTTTACCGGAGCCGGTTGGAAGTGTTGCGAGAACGTCATACTGGTCCTCTATCAGTTGGAGTGCTCGTTGTTGAGTCCTATCAAGGGGGTAGCCGGTTATCGACTGGATTCGTTGCGTCATTTCTATAATATTTGTAATACAAAATTGTAGTTAAATATCGTTTTTAATTTATGGTAAAAATAAAATGAGTCTAAAATGCAATTGTTGTAGGAAAAAAGTCGGACTGGTTTCCTTTGACTGTCGTTGCGGCCTGAAAATACTTTGTCTTGTTTGTCGAAATCCCGACGTACATAAATGCAGTGTTAATTACCAAGACATACATAAAGACGAGATCCGAAAAAATAATCCGCTAGTTATCGGCGATAAAATTGAAAAAATATAGCTTAATAGGTTATTATAATAAACATAATAACATAATTAACAATGAGAAGAAAGATACTTGATTTGATTCCGCTTTATTCAGTCGAGAAAAACGGCAAAAAACGGATATGGCTTGCGCGGATTGAGTCCGATCTTGATGTTGCCTACGCAATTATCGAATTTGGCCAAGATGGTGGCAAAATGCAAACCACCGTCCGAGAATACACAAAAGGTAAAAATATAGGCAAACGCAACGCCACGACGCCGCTTGAACAGTGTACGCAGGAAACGCAGCGCAAATGGCTCGACAAGAAGGAAAAGGAAGGATATAAAGAATATATCGAGGATGCTCCCGAAGTTTTAGACGATAAAGATGAGTCCAAGGACGATAAAGACGCCGGCGACAAGACCATATACCCCATGCTTGCGCAAACATACGACCCCTCTAAAAAGTCCAAGATCGTTTATCCCTGTTTTGTACAACCTAAACTTGACGGCCTCCGATGCATTGTCTATAAAACCGACAACCGGATTGTCTTTCAATCAAGAACGGGCGGTCATTTCGAGACAATGGATCATATCGTCACGTCTCTTGAACCGATTTTTAAGAAAGATCCGTCCGTTATTCTGGATGGCGAACTCTATTCAACCGATATCCCGTTTGAAGAATTGGCCGGACTTATTAAGAAAAAGAAAATATCAGCAGACGATAAGGAAAGACTTAAATATGTTTCATACCACATTTACGATTTGGCAATGGAACTCGATTTTGCCGAACGTCACAACATCCTCTCAAAACTGCTCAACACTCCCTACCGATACCTCAAACTTGTCCCCACACACGTCGCAAACTCAGTAGAAAACTTTCGCGAACGATTCAGCGAATTTGTCGCGGCCGGTATGGAAGGCGTTATTTTACGAAACATGGTAGGGCACTACCGATGCAATTATCGCAGTAGCGATCTGCAAAAATACAAGGAATTTTTCGAAGATGAGTTTCCGGTTGTAGGGTTCAAAGATGGCGATGGGCGCGATAAAGGTGCCGTGATTTGGCAGTGTGAAAATTCCGATAAAACGGCTTTTTGGGTGAGGCCGCGTGGAACTATGGAACAGAGGCAGGAATGGTTTCGACAAGGCGAATCGTATATTGGCAAGATGCTAACAGTAATCTATCAGGAGTTGAGCGAAGCGAAAGTCCCGCGTTTCCCGGTCGGAAAATCAATCAGAGAAGGATTTTGAAATTTTGATAGTAAATAAAAATGATGCTTGAATTTTACAGATAATACCAAATAAATGGATAGCGACCACGTAAGTGATATTATACTGTCTGAGACGGACCCGGCAGTCGTCGTCGAGATGTTTCGAGAGATGTTCAGACACAATCCGATGGCCGACGAACAGGCGGGCTATATTTTTCAACTGACGCAAAACCCGTGCCTGATTAACAGTATTGACGCGATTTTCGATTTGTTTATTGAGAAAAAATTTATGCGGATTGGGCTAACGTACTTTCTCGACGGGTGGGAACAAAATTGGACGACGATGCGACACATAACCAGTCGTTACTACGCTGACGAAGAACTGATTCAATCGCTTCGCCGGCCCATCTATAAAATGTTGCAAAATTTGGGCGATGAGAATTTAGACCCTATTTACTACGTGACTTTGTTAAGCGATTTTCAGGTTAGTATGGAAGGAACTGGATAATTTTTTATTTTTTTTATATAAAAATAAAGATGCATAATTTTATTGTGTTTGTATCATGTATAGTTTGCCTATATGTTGGATATTTGTTGTACGAATACGAAGGCTATAATTATATCAAACAGGAAACTCCGGTTGCAGACGCGTCGGTAGACGACAATTCGGACTGTAAAGCCTATACCGATTTTATCGCAAAACCTATCAATATGGCGTACTATACCGCCCCTCGATTTCTGAATCCACGCGAGTCGTGTCGAGACGAGTGTGTAGAGGGCGTATGGTTTGATGATCATCATCTGGGAGCGGTGAGGTGTTGCGAAGGCGCGTGCAGTGGTATACCGGAGTAAGTTTATTCATTTTTCACCATGTGTGTAAAGTGTACGCCTTCGGATTCTAGAAATTCCACCATGATTTGTTTGGTGACCGTTTTCGCGTTTCCGGTATAAAACGACGCTAAGTTATTGGACATGACCTTTATTTTTTCATGAAGCAGTTCCTTTATTTTATGGATTCCGCAGTGCGAAATGCATTTAATGCCGGCTTTACGCGATAGGTTGATTATTCCGTTTTTACTAAAATCCGTTGGAGAATTTCGAGGGCGTTTTTCTTTTTTGTCTTCTTCGTCGTCGGCTTCGTCGCCCGATTCGTCGTCTGGGTTATCCAAGTCGTTATCCACGTCGTTGTTTACGTTATCGTGGTCTTCGTCTGATTCGTCGGCGGGATTATCCACGTCGTTATCCACGTCCACGTTTTCTTCGTCAATCTTTTCCAATTCTTTGTCCATATTTGTTGTTATATTTATAGAAATATCTTTAAAACTTCAATAAAAGTTTTAAAGGTTACCTTATTAATAAAATGATTTACGAAACCTACGTTGAAAATGATAATATTAATAGTCGCAACGTTAATAACTCTGGCGGGCTTGATACTGATCACTTGCGTTCAAGCCCGCCAGCCGATCCAACTGATCCTATAAAGAAAAAGAAGAAAAAAACTCGCCATTTTGAACATCACATTCGTAAAATCCTAAAAGAGATTTCGTCTGACAGAGATATTACGCAAATTGCAAAGACTCAATTAAACGATCTTGCTGTTATTACGTGTAAATTGATTAAACAAAAAGTCCTTGTCGTTCTTCAATCCAACAAGAAAAGAACCATTACAAATGTCGAGATCGAAGCCGCCATTCATCTTCTTTTTACGGGACAATTAGAGCAGCGGCTGATAGAAGAGGGTAAAAAATGCGTCCAGCAGTACATCGATAATACAAAGACGAAGGAGCTAAAAGGCCAGTCTCGCAATACCAAGGCGGAGATCTTAATTCCGCCAAGTATTCTGGAACGTATGCTGCGTTCGGACTCGTTTCAAATGTTTCAAATGGGTTTCTCAGCGCCTATATTTTTGGCGGGCGTAATTGAGTATTTTATCGCACAGGTTCTACAATTGTCCGTATTAACGTCGAAAACTGTTAGAATCACTGTACAGGATCTGGAACACGGTATCAAATCGGACCGGGAAATAAAAAGGTACATGATAGATCAAAACATATACCTATTTGAGGCGGGGATTGTACCGTTTATTCATCCGGGGATTCGCCAACTTACCGGCCGAAATGACAAAAAGTCGGTAAAGTTGATGGCAAAGTTGCAGGAGTCCAATTCCAGTATTTTTCCTAAACGTTTTTTTGAAAAACTGTGCAAACATTTTGTGATGTTGCTTTATCCGGATATTCGATTTCAAAAAGGGTGTTTCGTGTATTTACAGGATTATATCGAGAAATGGATTGTGGGTATATTGCAGCATACCAATATTCTTACTCTATACTCAAAAAAGAGTCGAGTTACTGCTACCGATATTGAGATGGTTGTTTCGATTATGGAGAGACGATCTCCTTCGTTTTTACACCAGGACCAACTCATTAGCGATATGGAAGTATTGGTTCTAAATTAATTTTTTTTATTTTTTAAATACTAAAATGGCAGCATTACTTAACAAATCCGACGGGCTTTCTTTAATTGTAAATGGTGCACAAGATTTGGTAACACCGCAAACAGAACAAATACTCAACCGGTCCGGGTTGGGTCTAGAACATGCCGATAACCAAGGAAATTTGGTTTCGATGACCGGCCGTGGTCTAGACAAAACAGGCAATCAATTTAGAAACGAAATGAACAGTTTGCTAGGCAGAATTGATCCTGATCATCGTGAGTTAATGATACAAGTTATTAACTTTATTCGATCGCCTACTGTTGTGACAGTTGGAACTTCGAATAGTCTACAATGGGAAGAAGGCGGCAAGACTTATAGCGTTAACAAATCCGCGTCTATTGCTAAACTTAAAGCGCGTGCTCAACAAATGCCAACCGTTTTACAATTCGGTAAGAAAAGTAAGAAAAGTTCAAAAAAATCGAGATCAAAACGTAGCCAGAAAAACAAGAAAAGATCTATAAGATCAAAACGCAGCCCGAAAAAATCGGCAAGAAAACCAAGGAGAAGCGATCGTAAATAAATAATTTTATTTCTAAAATTATTCAAGTGATTATAAATTTTTTTGTATAGAATTTAGACATATTTTACTTCTTTGCGATCTTCTTGACCTTCTTCGCCGTCTTCTCGTCTTCGTCGTCGCTCTTGACCTTCTTCGCCGTCTTCTCGTCTTCGTCGTCGCTCTTGACCTTCTTCACCGTCTTCTTGGGAGTGTCCTCAATCACTGACACCTCGACCTTCTTAGGAGTGACAACCGGCTCCTCGACCTTCTCTTCAACAACGGCCTGTACCGAGTCGTCTTTCCATTGTTGTTTGGTCTCGTCAGAGAGACCACGCCACATCTCACCCAGACGACGCGAGACGTCCTGAGGATTCGAGTGGTTCTTTGCAACCTCAGACCGGTTGGCACTGCAAAACTTGATGTAGGCCGACAAAGGACGCTTTGCCTTCTCGACCTTCTCCGGCTTCTCCGAATCGGCATCGGACACGGGAGACGTCGAACGGGCACGGCACGCCTCATCGTATTTTCCCTTGTTGACAAGCGCGCGTTGCTTGTAGACGTCCTTTGACTTGTCGCCGAGCTCTCGCCACATCTTTCCGAGACTGCGAGAGACTTCCTTGGGGTCCTTGACATCGGAAAAGTCAGTGTTGGCGCGAGTCTCCTTGCAAAACTCCATGTAACTATTTTGGGCTTTCGGGATTTTTTCTTTTTCATCGTCGACATTCTTGACCTTCTTCAAAGCCTTGGTGAGAAGAGGTGTGAAAAATTTCACATCGTCCTCATTGGAGAAATCAATGGTCATGCGACCCGCCTTGGTCATGGCAGCGATCATGGACTTAATGATCTTGGAAGACATTGTAGGAGCGAATATACTGTGTGTGAGTGGGCGATATTTTCACTAGGTTTTACTTGTGAAAATCAATTTTATTTTACCCAAAAATACTACCAAGCCACGATTTTTTGGAAGGGACTGGTGTTGTCGGCTGTCCTTGAATAGCGGGTTGTGTCGTATGAGGGGAGGAATGCGCCGAATGATCGGGATGTGCTACATTGACATTAGTGGACTCTTTTACGATAGAAATAATACGCGTCTTTGATTCATTTGTAGGACGTGTCTTCTTTGTAGTAGAAGATGCCTTTGCGTGGCGCTTGGAGTGGTTTTTCTTTTCAGCAGATGCCTTTGCATGGCGCTTGGAGTGGTTTTTCTTTGCATCAGATGCCTTTGCGTGGCGCTTGGAGTGGTTTTTCTTTTCAGCAGATGCCTTTGCATGGCGCTTGGAGTGGGTCTTCTTTGCAACAGATGCCTTTACGTGGCGCTTGGAGTGGGTCTTCTTTGCCGCAGATGCATTTGCGTGGTGCTGGGAGTGGGTCTTCTTTGTAGTAGAAGATGCCTTTGCGTGGCGCTTGGAGTGGGCCTTCTTTGTAGTAGAATATGCCTTTGCGTGGCGCTTGGTGTGGGTCTTCTTTGCAGCAG